CCGGTGAACTGCGAGGATAGCGTGCGGCGATCAACTCTTCCGTCGTGTCTGAGCCGTCGATTTCCGGTTCGATCTCGTATACCACGTTCTCCCAGAACGCTGCTTCTGCTTGGCAGATGTTGAACGCTGTCTCGTCGTCCCAGATCAGATCGTCATCTGGATTCTTACCCAACTTACGCACCACCAAACCTTGTCCACCGACGAGGGCAACAAAGGTGACGTGCTCTATGTGAAGAATTGTTGAGACCACCAGGCCGTAGTGGTATCCCTGGGTAAGATACGTTTCGGGAACTTTCCCCTTAGCCCACTTGTTCGCCGCGCCGTTCGTAGCGATGCCCGTAGTCTTACACTCAACGATGTCGATGATGCCAGCAGGAGTCTCTAGGCTGTGCCAGGTTGTCACCTTCCCCGCTGGGAACTGCTCGGAGGGAGTGACTTCCACGAAGTCAAGGTTAGCGTACATAAAAGGGTAGTCGGGGGAGGAGGACCAGATAAGGACGGGCCAATTAACGAGAGCCTTGTTGAAATCCTTAGCGTACATCTCACCAATCACAGGTTCAAGTGCATGCCCCCAGGCCGTTGCTGCGTTCCCCTCGAAGGTTCGCGGAACCTTGCCCGTCTTCTCTCCCCAAAGTTGAAATGCCGAACCATACTGGTTGAGACCAAGAATTGTGCCGGAGTCACTGCCTCCGACACCGCGTGAGCGCTCAGCCAGCCATTCCTTCTCCGTGAGATCCCACGTACTAATGATGTTACCGCTCAACTCCACTCCTCAACTAGTTCATATGTCTTTGCAAAAATGTCTGGCTTGCAGAAGTATTTTTCGTCATTCACTCCGGTAATAATCCAGTCTCCTAAGCGACCAGTCATAGTGCCTTCGAGCGTTTCAACCTCCGCCGTGAATGTGATAGGGTCGTAGAGAACCCCGATGACGTGTTGAGGGTTCGGATGATCGTCAGTGAACGTCCTCGTTGTTATTTGCACAGCCTCGATAACCACTGGCTTCTTACGGTACTTAGGCATTACTTCTTCCCCTTCACGAGTTGTATGCTTCTGGCCGTTCTCTCCGCCATCGTTATTTTACCACAGTCTGCTAGTCTAGCGCAAGCGGCATTTACATTTCCTAAACTTATGCCGGTCATCCCTTGCAGATCGCGCTGGGCGGGACTGTAGTTATGGTCCTTGAACCACTCCTTGATAGCAGCGAGTATGAGGCGGTCGTTGTCGAGCCTACGATCTATGGCTGTCATTCTATCTCCCCATACTCATCATCCCAGTCTTCCAGCGACCCCAAACGTACTATGTGAATACAGAAGTCTCCGTTGTCATCATCCATCTCCTTATCAGACATCGGGATACCATCGTGGTTCATACAGACCTGATCTGTACAGTAAGAGTGGTCTACTCCGTACTGGAGCCATGCGTTAAAGTCCATCTACGTTCTCCTCTGTGCCGAACATCACCTTATCAACCGCCTCTTTCACCATGGCGTAGGTTTCTGGTTCATTGGCTAGGCGTTCTTTACCTTTCGTCTGCCCGTTAGCGAATTTTTCACCCTCAAAATAGGTCCATGATCCGTTGTCAATCTTAGCTAGTATTCCCATCTTTACGGCAGCGTCGTACAAAGAGTTTTCCTTCGCAGCGCCCCGACCTAAAATGATGTCGAACTTTGCCACCTTGTAGGCTGCAGCCATCTTGTTCTTGACTACCTTTACCTCAGTCTTGTTACCAATGATAGTGTCCCCGTCCTTGATGGCCTCGCGCTTACGAATGTCAAGGCGCACAGAGGCATAGAACTTCAGTGCCCGTCCTCCGCTAGTTGTCTCCGGTGAACCGTATTGGATTCCGATCTTCTCACGCAACTGGTTGATAAAGAAAAGAGTGGTGGCCGATTTGCCAGAACTAGAAACAAGTTTAGCCAGTCCATCACTCATCACCTTAGCAAGACGGCCAATGTTGGCGTCGCCAATTTCACCCTCCAGCGCGGCACGCGGAACCATGGAGTTAACGGAGTCGATAACAATCACACCGAACTGTTCACTGCGCGCTAGCCGATTAGAAATTTCAAGAACCTGCTCGGCGGTAGCGGGTTGAGAGAGGTAGAGATCCTCCACATTAACCCCCAGGGAACGCATATACTCAGGGTCCAAGGCATACTCCATGTCCATGTACGCACACAGCAGGCCCTTCTTCTGTGCCTCTGCCACTAGGTGGATAGCTACGGTAGACTTTCCACTGGATTCTGGTCCGTAAATCTCCACAATTCTCCCGCGCGGAAAACCACCAATACCAAGGGCATCGTCTAGATCAGGAATACCCGAAGAGATCGCTTCAGTAGGCACAATAGTGTCATCACCCATACGGATAATAGACCCTTTACCGAACGTCGCATCAATGTCATTAAGGACGTTCTTCAGCCTAGAGTCATTGGACTCCGGTTTCTTAACTGCCATAGTCGTAGTCTTCTCCAAGGAATAACGTGAGGTCTGCTAGGGTTACGCGCGCCTGCACTACAACTCCCTGTTGGAAGCGATCATCACTATCTTTCCATATATCCACCATCTCTGTACAGTCACTGTAGATGTTTCTGATGGCCTTCTTACGATTCTTACTCACACTCCTCCTCCCCGTAGAAAAAGTTAGGCAGGCCGAAGTGCGCCTCTAAAATATCCAGGGTAATCTGGGCTTGGGTCCGAAGACCGTCATGAAGACCGTCATCGTAGGTGCCCCCGTCGTCGCTTTCCTCAAAAAAATCTAAAGTGTATACGGCATCCTCGTATATACGTTTGAGGGCGTCTAGCTTTTTGCTCATATTTGTTCCTTTCTCCGGCACTAAGTATAACAGAATTTTTGTTCACTGTCAAGCCCTTGACTCCACAAACTTTGTGTGCTATAATGTCCGTCATGCTCCAGGACCCTCAACGTCATCTCATATGGTTGGATGGGGAACACATTCGACTACTCTTCAAGCCGAAGTTCAACGAGTTCGATAAGTTTTTGAAAGAAGTGCGAGCCGTTGACGGGCGATCCTGGGATGGTAAGCATAACATCTTTCCACTGAAGTCTGCTGCTGACGTTCGCTCCTTGGCAGAGGCTTGGGACATTCCCGTCTCCCCCGAGGTAGAACTTTTAGAAGCGTGGAACACGTATGTCGGCATGGTCCAACGCGGCGAGTACAACGTCCACATGCAGAATAAGTCAGTGGTTATAACCTTCGATTATAACGCTACACTTATATCGGTAATCCACCACTACGTACCGGGCGTCAGTTGGAAGGGATCTCTCGGAGTTTACAAAGCGCCGGAAGAGAGTGTCAATGAAGCCATCAAGTTCGCTCACGAATTTGAACTCACGGTGGACCCTGAGATCGAAGCGAGAATTCAGAAGGCAGTAGATGATGCAAAGGAGTTATATGAACACAGCACTCTTCTTTACTGGGAACACTTCGACATCCCAGGCTTGGTCAAGCCTCTACGACCCTACCAGAGGGCAGCTGTTGCGTACATACGGCGCGTTAGACGTTGTATTCTTGCCGATCAACCAGGACTGGGAAAAACGGCGGAGAGCATCTCAACTGTAATTCTTGACGAATCTTTGCCGGTCGTAGTAGTCTGTAAGAACAGATTGAAGGAGACATTGCGAGAAGACTTCCTGGATTTCTATCCCAATCTGAACATCACAATTTTGAACGGGGGGAGACGCCAAGAGATACCGAAGTCAGACGTGGTGATAGTAAACTACGACATAGCATCTCAGCGACGAGAAGATCTACTAGAACACGGGTTCAATGCCCTGATCGTGGACGAGTCTCATTATATTAAGAACGGAAAGAAGAGATCTACCTGCACGGGTTGCGGTCACAAGGTAAACTCCAACGCAGTGAACTGTAAGGGATGCGGTAAGACAGGTATCAAGGTGAATACTCGCTGGGGAGTTCGTCGTACCGATGCTGTCATGCGTCTTTCAATGTCCCTTCCCCCCGAAGCGCTGGTTCTTTTGCTCACAGGCACCCCGATCAACATTCGTCCTGGTGAGCTGGTGCGTCAATTGGAGTGCATTGACCGGCTGGATATTTTTGGTGGGGAGTGGAGATTCAGGAAGCGGTACTGCCCAGACAACAAGACGGCGCTCAACCTTCAGGAACTTAACACCAAGCTCCGTGAGAATTGCTTCATCCGTCGAAAGACTTCCGATGTGTACGGCCAGCTCCCCCCGATCCAAAATTCTATCCAACGCATGGTCCTGACCGACGATCAGATTAAGCGTTACAAGGAGATCGAGAACGACATAGTTGAGTACCTCGCGGACAAGGCGAGACAAAAGGCTATCGACATGGGTGAGGACCACGACGCCGCCTACTGGCAGAAGCGTAACGCAGTCGAGCGGGCCGAAGCATTGCTCAGGGTCAACGCCTTGAGGGGCGCGGTCGTGGACCTGAAATACGAAGCTATGCTAGAATGGATAGATACATTTCTCGAAACGGGGGACGAGCCGATTTTGCTCTTCGCGGAGAGGATCAAAGTAGTGGAAGGAATTTATGAACGGTACCGTGAAATGGCAGTTAAGGTCAGAGGAGACATCACGAACGAGCAGGCTCTTGAAGCGACTCACACTTTCCAAGAACAGGATTGGTGTCGTGTTTTCGCAGCGAACATATCGTCAGCCAAAGAAGGGTTTACTCTCACGAAAGCGTCACACGTAGCCTTTCTGGAGCTGATGTTTGCACCAACGGACCACAGTCAGGCTGTCTCACGATGCTATGGAAGAACCAACGATCCTCACGGGGCCACTGCGTATTACCTGTTGGCACCGGGTACTATCGACTACGACCAGTATCGACTGCTGCAGGAGAGACAAAAAGTTGTTGACGCGGTGACGGATGGCTCTATGGAGTTAGATGAGAAGCAACTATCAATTGAGGACCAACTTATAAAAATGTTAGAAGCGAGAGGATCTAATGGATAAGATCTGTAGTGTAGTCGATTGCCCATCTCTAATAAAGTCCAGTGGAATGTGCAATAAGCATTCGATAAGAACACGAAAATATGGAGACCCCAGTAGAGGAAGGAAGTCTCCCGAGGAAAGATTTTGGTCTAAGGTCAATAAAACTGATACATGTTGGTTGTGGATGGGGGCTCTGAACAAGGGATACGGTTACATAAGTGTAGGATATCTTAATATAAGAGCACATAGATTTGCATACGAGCTTTTGGTCGGACCCATACCTGACGGACTTGTTTTAGATCACGTCAAGTCTCGCGGGTGCGAAAATAGACATTGTGTAAACCCTAACCATTTGGAACCCGTGACAGACAAAGAGAATGTTCTACGAGGTATAGGCATAACCGCAAAAAATTCAGTGAAAACACACTGCTTGAATGGACATCCTCTAAACGGAGATAATCTATATCTATCTCCCCAAAACAGAAGATTTTGCAGAATATGTAAAGATGCTACCTTAAAAAGATCACGTAAAAACCGTAAAGAAAGAGGACAGGATGCGGCACTACTCAATCAGTAGAGCAATCGTTAAGCATGTAGCACCGGGGCTGAAGTACCCGTCTACATCTATCGCTCGAAAGGCAGTACGAGTGGCGCTCTTTTCAGGGCCAGCCGCCTACAAGAAGCCCGTCTCCCGCGCGAAGAAGTAGACCATACACCAGAACCCCTGGATCGGGGCCTACGTTGGCGCTACACGTCACGGAATCGCAGAGCAGTACCCCAAGACCTTGAACGGAAAAGTAGCCGTCTCAGGGCCATACAGCATGTCTAGAAAGAGTTGTAAATGAGTGTTAATGAATGGGAACTAGAAATTAAAAACCTAGCTGTCCTCGCAGCGCAAGAATGGATAGATCTATACAAGGAGGATGAGCCGGAGGAATCGTACCTTCATCCAATGAATGATGAGAGATTTCTTTGGATTGTCAAAGAGGCTTACCACGAAACATTAGTTAAAAATGGTTTGAAATCAACGGTAGAACTAAAGAAACCTATTGATTCTGTATGTCGCTCATTTCCTGCTGATGGCTTATGTATACTTTATTCGCAGATGGGCTTAGAGGGAGAATTACTTTACATCGGTAAATCAACTCATGTAAAGCAACGTCATCAGGTCCATAGGCAAAAAGCGTTTTGGTGGAATAAAATTCAATATCTAGAATTCGAACTTTATCCAGACGGTCTTTCTCTTTCAGAGGCCGAGCGCAAAGCCATCAAAAGATACAAACCAAAATACAATACACAACACAGAGTCTTTAGAGGATATTCACAATGAGCATGAGTGTAATGACTGCGGTCTTTTATGCGAAAGGAATGACGGCTACAGAAAAGGTGGTCTCTTTGGCATACGCAGACCACGCCCACGATGACGGAACAGAGGCCAGGGCAGGCATAGATCGTATTGCCTTGAAGTCGGCCCTATCTCGCCGCACGGTTCAAAAGACTATATCCTCTCTGGTTGAGAAGGGGATTCTCGCAGTGCAAAGGAGTGCCACCAATAAACTTCCAACCTGCTACCGATTCCTGTTAACTGATGACGAGCGTTCACTCCGTTTTGGACAGGCAAATTCTGCACCCCAAAACGATGTCGGGGGTGCAGATGGTACCGCTGGGGGTGCAGATGACGACAGTTTGGGGTGTCCCACGTTCACCCAAATCATTAATGAACCATCAGTAGAAACATTATCTTCTACTCTCACCCCTCCGGGGAGCGAGAAGTGGACGGATGAAGTCAAAGCGCTTACCTCCCTCCTCTGCGATTGGAATGTTGATAATGGTTACAAAGCTTTCACCCTAGGTCCTAAGCAGTGGGCTAATATGGATAAGTTGTTGCGAATTGACCAGCGTGGAGAGCAAGAGGTTCGTGCAGTCATCGAGTGGTGTCAGAGAGATGCGTTCTGGAATCAGAACATACGTAGTACATACAAGTTGAGAGAGAAGTATGACTCCCTGTTGGGTAGGATGCGCCATGAGGGTGTTTCTGTGGGTGGATCTGCTTCGGAGGCCGTCCTTTCCCCCGACCAAAAAAATATTGCCCTCATCTATGACTGCTATGATCAGGGATTAGAGTGGTACAATGACACTACCGGAGAAATGACCCTTGACAATCCAGCTTTTTTCGGTTATAATCGAGCGAGAGATGCTCAGGGTAACATAATCGACGCCGAGGGGCGACCGTATAAACTTACCGCGCAGGGCCAGAGACAGAGAGTGGAGTGATGGACAGATTCGTAGTTTTCGGTTACGGAGACAAGGCTGAGGTGTCTTGCGCCTCATGGGATACCGGTACCACCATCATTCTAACACCACGGATTAACAGGGACTTTGCAGACTCCATTTGCAGAGAACTTAATGAGGTTCTTGATAGGGTCGCGGAAGCATGATCTGGTACATTATCATCGTAGCCTTCTTCGTTCTGCTCTTCACAATCTTGTTCGGAGCTGGCGTCTTTCAGTGTCTCGATTCCCCCGACTCAAATTTTTCGGGCGGGGAAGGATGGGGACTAAACGAACCACAACCCCGAATAAAAAGCCTGACCAACGACTGCATCTGGCACATCAATGCTTACATAGAACAGTTGGAAACCAAACCCGAAGAACCAGGAGAAGTAGGTGCAGCAGTGTACGAAGCCCTGAGTGAATGGATTTCCCTACGATACGAACAGGAACAACTTGATTAACCTATACGATCAGAAGGCCGAGGAGTCCGTCCTGGGCTCTATGCTCTTGCGCCGGGAGTCAGTCATCGAGGCCATGGACATTTGTCAGGCTTCGGATTTCTATAACCCTACCCACGCTCGCATCTTCTCAGCGATTGAAGAGTTGCTGAGCGAGGGTAAGACGGTGGACTTCACGACCGTTGGTGCCAAGG